ATCTGTGTTACCACTCTTAGCTATTGAACCCTTGAAACCATTTGAATGATCAGGGTTTGCCATTACAGTTAAGAATAAATTCTTCATATCAGTATCAATATATATAGCACCATCTACTGATGATACATCCATAGTCTTTTTAAATCTATTTGTATCAGAATATCTCTCCTGTAAATGTGATCTTAATACAGGATCTTGTACTGTAGTATTCAACTGATCTATTTGTCGTGAACGTACAATAAGAGGATTGTTGGGAGATTCATCAGCATAAATAGCAATAGGAATTTGTTTTGAATCATCCCTGAGATCATTCATTATATTTTCTAATGATGCTCTTCTATCAGCTGGGAGATCTGCAAGATTATTTAAGTAGAGCTCTATCTCATCTGCATTAGGGAGAGCCTTTAGTGAACCACCCTCTGCAAGTTTGTTATATTTTAAAAGCTTCATATTCAGATCATAATGTCCACCAGATTCTGCAAACATTTCTATAGCTCCTGCTGTGAATGTAGCATCAAAACCAACGTCATTTAACATAGAAGAATATAAAGCTCTAATCTTTACCTCTGGATCAGTTACTTTTTCAGGATCAAACAGACGTTCAAAGTTCTCTCTCTGTCTTGACCCCTCTGTGTATCGTAACTTATATACTTCAAACCAACCTCTAAAAGCAGTATTCAAACTTTCCAATGTATTATCATTCTCTACAAAATTAAGTGGTCTTCCAAGCGATACTTCAACAAAACGCATCTTACCATCTGGCATCTCTATTCTGCGAAGCAACTCATCTTCAGGATGTATTTGGCCACCCTTCTTTATTTGCTCAGACAGATACTTATCCTCTGGCATATTTATGACAGTATTATTTTCATACTTACCCTTTATACCTCTAATATATGAGATATTACTTTGGTGGGTTCCATCAACTATACCAGTTTTAGATATAGGAATAAGTTCTACACCTAATCCATTCAATGCATCCAATACAATATTAGCAGGAGTATTAAATTCTGCATTATCCCAAGGCATAACCCATTCACGAACCATTATAGATTCCCCATTCTCTGTAAGGGTCTCGGTAAATCTGATTATTTTTTGTTCACGAGTATTCCTAACAATCTCTCTTAGATGTAAAAGATCTTGATCAATATTATCTGTGTGTTTGCTTTCAGGTATCATCTTTTCTTTAATAATATCAAACTCACCATTCTTCAATCTCTCTATAGCAAGAGGTTTTAATGATCCATACTGATCCAGCAATCCATACTCTCTACCTATACTAATCTTATTTCTAGTCTGTTCTGAAACCTGATTCTGGAACATCTGCTCCATTGCATCCATAAGATGCTGATTTTCTAAATTATTAGGATTAGTTCTACCTGCATATATCTTGTTCAAACCATCCATTAATTTCTGCAAACTTTCATAATTGTTTCTCTGCAAATAAGTCTCAAATAGACTGTGCAATGAAATGTTCTCTGTTCCTTTACCTATCTCAGTATTTAAAACATCTACCAATTTATTATAATCACTAGCAGAACTGAAACTTCTACCCTTATAGATTAACTCAGCAAGGTATCGCTCTATTCTTCTGGATGCCATCTTTTCAGAGCCAACATATTCCTGTATAGCATTATACACATTACCTGTACCCTTACTTAATTCAAATACATTCAACTCTAAAGGTAGGCCAGCTTCTTGTTGTTTAACTATAGCATCATATATACCTTTAAACTTTTTATCAAATCCAGGTAACTCTCTTTGTATATTTTCCAAATTTTTAAATGCTGCATCATAATTCATCTCACTTAGATTCTTTGTAAGTAGATCCAGCTCTCCATTGATAGCAATGTCATCCAGTACTGCAGTCCTATTATCCATTACTTCATATACTTTAGCTCTTACTTCTTTTTCAAATATTTTTGGAAGCATCTTTCTAATAGCAAGTAAGGATTCTACATTAACTTCTCTGCCTGCTTCAAGAGGAAACTCTATTATACCATCAGCTTCCTGTACAATTTTAGACGGAAGATTAGATACTACTTCATTATGTGCAATAACTAGTTCTTCTATTGTATCTTTAGGTAGATCCTTAGCGAGTTCACGTATAGCTCCTTCTGAATTAACAAGAATTCTACCTTCATTTTTCTCTACTACGGCTAAATTGTTTTCTTCAAGTGCTTGCATTACACGTATATTTTCTGGACGTGCATCAAACTTTTCATATGCTCTTGATTCAATAAAATCTAAGTGTTGACTATTAAAAAGAGTTTCTGCAGGTAAAGGCATACCAAGATTCTCATAAGAACCAATAAGCTGCTTTGCGATGTCTTCCGATATATCTATTGTATTCTTATCCTTAGGAGTAAGGCTTGTTTTAGGTGCTCCCTGATAAAAGGCTGAAGCAAGACCGTATATTTTATCTTGCAAATCAGGATCTTTAGATTCTATTATATTGCCATCTTTGTCTTCTGACACAACTCTGTATCTTGTAGGATGTACAATAGAGCCATCAACATCACTAAGTTCTGTCATAATAGTTTCCATAAAATCTCTATCACCCTTATCCATTGACTCAACATTCTGCCTTGTAGCCATATTAGCTATACGATCCTGGCCTTTAAACTGAGCTGAATTGATCCATGTACGAAGGAATGGATTGCTATCAGGATTGCCTAGATGAATTGAGTAATTAACACCTTCACCAAATCCTAACTGCTTTTGTTCTTCACGAAATTCAGTAGCTATCCTTTCCAACTGCCTTAAAGCAGCAGGGTTTTTACTGTAGTCAACCATAGGAAAATCCTCTTGAGCCAACTTAACAGCAAGACCACGTTTTTCAAGAACACTTAATAGGTTATATAATTCATATACTTCTTGGGATTCATTCTCCCAATTTATACCACCATGATTAATCTTACCATTATTATCAATAAACATATTTAAAGGTTGATCATTAGCACCTTCAGTACTCTCCCTATTAAGTTTTTCAAAGAAATTCAAATGCATTCTCTCTGAAACATCAGCCTGTGCAAGAGAAAATTCGTGCATAAACTTACCATAACTAGTTTCACTTAAAGGTTTATCATTATGTACTATTCTTGATAAATCATTTTTAAAATCAACCCTATCTTTTGGACTAAGTTTTCTATAATCAAACCCATTGTATTTTTCATCACGCATTAATCCAATAGAGTCACGTAACAATTTCCATTCTTGTATAACATCATTTATTTCATGCTCTGATTGTACTGTAGGCTTGAGCCTTTTCTCATATTTTCTATAGATACGCTCTATTTCCTTGCCAGTATCATCTTCAGCTAAGCCCATATGATGACCAATAACCAGATCTCTAAAATTCTTAACCTTAACATAGTCTGATACAATACTGTGATCAATACCAAGAAGATGCATTACTTCATAATAATTATTTAGCTCTTCTGCAGTAGCATCAGCTGATCTTGACTTCGGATCTCTTGCCCAGCCACCCTTACCTCTCGACATCATAGCACCAATAAGCATATGAGTTAATACTTCTTCTGGTGGAAGATTACGAAACATTGCTGCATTATCTTTAAACAGATCTAAATTCATAACAGCAGCACCAACAGCCATACGAGTAAGAGTTCCAGGATTTAATGTATCTTTAAAATAAGCTTTACCCCAAAGTTTAACCCCATCCATCTTGCCAATTGACTTTTGTATTTGTCCAGCTACATCCCTAAGATCAGTAACAATTTCTTTATTAGCTGTATTTACAAATTCAAAATCATTTATAGAATATTTCTTACCACTCTTAGCAGTCCATTCTGTCTTACCCAATATATTTGCTTTCTTACCACCAGTAATAAGTTGGAGCATGCCACGTACATCTTCAGGATCAGTAACCTTAGAATAATTAGTCTTTGCATTCTTTGCTCTTAATATATTCCACAATTCACCCATCTTTCTTTCACCACCACCACCAAAAGATCTAATAGCTGGGAAAGCAGCAGATAACATTACTGCATGACCTAATGCAGATCCAGGTGCAAGTGGCATATCATCTCTAGCAGCAGCATGTATAGCATTACTTGCCACTCCTTGGATGCCAAGTACTACAGCATCTTGTGCAAACTCACCGAGATATTTAGCCATCCATTCTCTTACACGGCCAGAACCAAGAGCAGGGCCAGTATACTGATGTATCCAAGAAGAAACAGAATTAATATGCTTACCTTCCATTAATCCTTTTTGCAATCCCTTCATAATGGTATTAACAGTAGCATCATCTAGCTCTTGTAAGCCAGCATCTTTAACTGCTTTTGTTAAAGCTGCCTGAGTATGTGTCATGAGGGTTTTATTCATCTGTTCAACAGCTTCCCCACCTAACTCATGTTGGTATAAAAGTCTCTTACCTTCCCTTGAAAAGATACCTTTATTTAAACCTTTCTTAGCAGCAGTCTTTAAAGCTGCATCGTCTACCTTACTAACAGATGCCTTTATAGCATTCTTTGCAATAGCTTTAGAGCCACCTTTAAGGGCTCCCATAGTACCACGTACACCCTTACCAATAAATGCCATAGGAACAAAGAATCCAGCAGCTTCACCAACAGCAGCACCTACACGTTCAGCAGTAGTCTTCTCTTCCCAAGCTTTAGTAGGAGCAATAAATTCAGTAAGTCCTAAAGTACCACCAGATATAAAGTGTGCTCCAGTACTCCATAAAGCTTCACCTATAGCATCATAGGCACTACCTTTTGCAGCTATATCTTCTTCTTCAAATTCTGGGAAAATATCACGAGCATATTCACCTGTAGGGATGGTTCCTAGCGGTCTATCAAAAAAATCTTCTGGTAATGGCATTAGTTACTCCTTTATAGCATCTAGTGCTCTAATTAAATCCCAGTAGTCTTCTCCAGATCTTTTCTTTAACACGGTTTCTATCTCCTTGATTTGTGCGTTTCTTCCTGCTTCATCTGCAAGTTTATAAACACTTTCATAAACAGCATCTCCATATCTTTCTCTTATTAAATTAGGAATTTGATGTTCTTCTGGCATTCCAGAATAGAAAATGTCAGGGCCAAAAGGATCTTCTTCTGATATTAGATTTGAGTATAGGTTTCCAATTTCATCATAGAAAGCATCATAATAAGGTGAATCAAATCCCACATCAAGACTTCCAACACCACCAAACATAGCCTTACCAGGAGTCCATTCTTCACGTTCTTCAAACAATCTACTATCTGCCATTAGAGCAGATATTGGGGCAATCATAACTTCCCTACCCGAAAGACCTTCTTCGCTCACCCTTTCGTCATAATAACTAAGATCATCTAAAGCTTCATATATTTGTTCTGCCTGAGTCTTGTCATCAGTAGCTACATAGCTTTCTAAGACAGGTTCTTTTAAAGATACTCTTGCAGGTAATTTGGGATCAAACTTTGAAGTCTTATCTAAATGCTCCTTATATCCTTCTTTTCCTTCATAAAGATCACCCTTTTCAAGCTGTTTTTCCATATCAGCAAACATAGCTTTCTTATCTGCTTCATTTGTTAATAAAGCTTGATACTCATCATATAAAATAAATGCTTCTTTATTAGAACCACCAATGGCTTTAACATCAGCTATACTTGATAGAAATTCATTAGTTATATTATCTACATGAGTTTCTTTTTCTCTACCTAAGAACTCACTCTCTAAAGCATCTACACTTTGAACATGCCCTTCCAATGCTCCCATTTGTGTAGGAAATAAATCATAAAAAAGATCCTTTATCTTGCCAGTTTGATCTGCATTGATATATTTAATAAAATCTGGATAATTTTCATAACCAATCATTTGAGTAAAGGATTTTTGTAAAACTTCATTTTCTGTAGCCTCATTCAAATACTCCTCAAAATTTTCATCAGCTGCCAAGGTACGCATGCTTGTCCAATTACTTTGAGCAAAAGCTTTAGATGTTGATTGCATTTTCTCTTTAGCCTCTCCTCTTTGATAGGCATTTACTTTACCGGCTTCATACTCAGCATAAAGCCCTGCAGTAGGAGCACCAGGAAACTTTTCTTCATACTCTTCTACAAAGGTTTCAAACTCTCCCGGATCTACAAGCCTAGTTAAGCCAGCTATAGCTTGTTCCTGTCCTTTATAATAAGACCTCTGTCCAGTAAGTTCTCGCTCTAAACTCTCTAAGCCTGTAATATCTTGAACAAGTTGATCCATATTGCTTTTAAGATTAGACATATCACCTTCAGCTACACCTTCAAATGTATTCTTTACAGTATGGAAATTATCAGTAAGGAATTTTTCTTGCAATTTTGGATACTCTTTCTGAAGAGTAGAATAAACTTCTTCTCTCTCCTTTTTGAGGTCATAATACTCACTAATAGTACCCTGCAATTCAACTTCTTTAAGTCTACTCTCTTGAGCTACATCCATTGACAATAGTTGTAAAGCCAACTCTTGATTACGTTCTTCCTTTCTCTCCTCAAGAGCTTGCTGTTGTTGTATTAGTGAAAATACTGCTGCTAAATCTGATGATAATGCCATTCTATCTCCTTACCCGAATATACCTTCCAAAAATGTGGTTGGTTGGGATTCTAATTCTGTTAATGTACTTTGATATGCATCTTCTGCTGATATCTCACCACTTCTATATGCAAGATCTGCTTTCTCTTTTGCAGTTGAAATTGTAAGACCTCTTTCCTGACTTGCAAGATCTTTTCTCCTTGCTGCGAAATCTCTTGTCTCAAATAATTTTGTCATATCACTTTTATATTTTGCCATTAAATCACCTGTCTGTGTTTTAGTTTGTTGTTCAATAGTTCCAGATGTAGCTAAACCAGATCTAGAAGCAGCAGTAGCAGCACCTGCTTGAATGCCACGCATTCCCATTTGAGTTCCCATAGATACATCTCCTACTCCGCCAGCAAATTGACTTTGAGCAACATCATATCCTAATTCTGCTCCAGCAAATCCTAATTCTGCTTGTTCAGTAGCACCAGTAACAGCTTGTGTCTTCACATCGCCTAATAAATCCAATTTCTGTTTCTTCATGCCATATGCTGCCGCCCTTCCAGCAATAACATCTTCTTCATTACCCATTGCAGAAATACCCCTACCAATTCCGCCTATTATTGCTGTCCCTGCCGTTATTCCTGCTACTATCCAACTCATAATTCTACCTCCACTTTTTTCATAAAGCTATCTATATCATTCTGATCTACTTCAGAAAAGTCTTTTGCTATAACTTCTTCTTCTATCTTCTTTAAATCTGTTTCTTTAGTTACATGCACAGTGACAAATATACAATCTTCATGACAATATATAATACGCTTAGTTCCTGCTGGAGTAATACCATAATGAGGAGCTCTAATACGCTTTATCCCATCTTCCATCAATATACTCATATCACCTTTCATAAGAAAGAATGGATGTGATACCTTATGTATCTTAGTAACTAACAACTCACCTTTAGGATTAAATATCTCCCTTATATAGCACCCATCAGCAAAAGAATGCTTTAAAGGATTAAGTTTTTCTAACGCTTCACCTGTTAATCCATTAGGATGGTTCTCTAAGTTCTCCTGAACTTTCATGATACCATTTCTAAACTCCTCTTTAGACAGCTGTAATTGCCGTTTCTCCTCCCTTTTTTGCATAGCAAGGTCATACATCTCATCAAAAGAGAAAGTGTGTTCTAGACCCAATGTCTGCGTCCAGAAGTCAAATTGGAATTTAGCAAAGTCTTTAGTAGGCACTAATATATTTTCCTTCTTCTATTATTTTCATATAACGATTCTAATAAACTCCTTTTTTTATACTCTTCATCATCTTTGGAAGGTAACGGCTTGATAGTTACCCTCTCACGACCGCTAGCATTATCTCCAACTATAATCTTTTGTGGTCCGTTAGTTATAAAATCACCACCACGTGCATATGAGGGCATTCTGTATTGATTCATAGCATCATAACCTTCAAGAGATTGATTCTTAAACTTATTTACATTAGATCTCTGCACATCCCACGCACTTTCCTGAGTTTTTCTAGCACCCACTTCTTCAGAAGACATTCCATATAAAGGTTTATTCGTTTCAGGTATTTGAGGGCCTGGCTCTACTTGCTGAATATCCTCTATCTTTGGTATAGAGGATGTTCTTCCTGCAATTGGCATATCCATTTTTGTTAAAAAAGGAACACCAGAAGTTAATTGGTCTCTAATCTCTGTAGGAGAATATATATGCGGTTGTGTAGCTGGTGCACTTCCAAGCCCAGGTGCTAATGTTCCTGGAGCTGTTCTTCCCAAATATTGTTGACGCTGTTCAGGATCAAGTATGGAAGCAGCATCACTACCTAAAAAACTGCCTGCCTTCCTAATATTCTCCCTGCCATACATTTTCTCACCTATCCTCACATCACCTTCAGGACCTTTAAAATATCCCTTTTGTCCAAATTTTGGTCTTTCAAAACCCTCACCTCCAAGCTCTTTATAGCCAGCTTCATATTCTTCCCAAGCTGTACCAGCTTTCTTTGCTTGACCAGCCGCAAAAGCAGCCACAGTACCAACTGTACTTAGGACACCTTGAAATACATCAGATTTCTTTTGACGTCCAATCATTCTCCTTCTTGCCTTACCTAATGCTGCTCTTGCACTTGCCATAATCTTATCCTCTATCTAATATTTTCTTAAACAACACACCATTATGTCGTACATATTCTACCACACCTTCTGACGTAGATCTAAGTGCAGGTACACCTTCTTTTAAATCAGTAACCAAGGGAACACCGCTCTTAACTTGTAATCTCTCTTGTTTCTTATGTAAAGCTATTCTTTCCTGTCTTGTCATTCCCATTATCTCTGACCTTTCAACCTAAAAACTATAGTTATATCATTAATTTCAAAATCAGCCGGAGTTGTTCCATCGCTAAATAACCTTAAACGTACTGAATAACAACTAAATGTAGTAGGTGTAATTGCTGTAGTGACCCAATCTGTTGTAGCAGAAGTTACTGGTAACTCAGAGCCAGCTTCAGTATATGTATCTTGATCGCCATTCGTAGCATAAGATAATTGAATGTTACTAGCACTACCTCTATGTGTAACATAAAATTTATATATTCTCTTTACTTGTCCTGGTTGTCCGAAATCTATATCTTTAGTTTTTATATCTACAGCTGCACTACTATCTGCAGCATCATCCCATTTAACTACAGTACCAGTATCATCAGTATGAGCATATATTAAATCATTGTTCCAATCTGTAACAAAATTGGTCAAATCATTGCTTGTAATAGTAGCATCAGCTCCCTTGACCCAAGATTGAGTCACCATATCATATAGAAATATTTTACCAGTACCAGTAGCACTATTATCATCTACAATAAGAAGTTGTCTTTTCTTAGGTATATATCCAATCATAGGTTCAAGAGCAGTAAACGTAGCCCAATCACTCTCCTTTATTATCTGCCTACCCTGCTTCTCAAGCAGGTTAGTTACTTTCTGTCCATCATATATATAGCATCCTTGTTTATTTACCCATGCTATACCAAAGTCAGTCTTGCATGTAGCGGCCGGATGAGATACTCCCTTATGCATAAATGTATCTTCTAGAAACTCTACTTCTTGAGAAATATTTAGAAGTTCCAATTTATTCTTTTTAAATATCAAAATTCTATCTGCATAAGCTTCAAGCTTTACTATATTATCTCCATCATTAACAGATGCTTCAAGTATTCTATCTAATGTAAAAGTATCAAACTTATTAACACTTGACTTTAATACTGCATCTCCATGAATTTGTGTTACACCTAATTTATCTTTAATTCTTACATTTCCTACATATGCAATTCTATTGGCAATTACTGCAGTTTTAAATCCAGTCCCTACTCCATCAAATCCTACTTGAGCAACATCAGAAGTATATCCTGCATATTCATATGTTTCTATTTCTCTTGGTGCTTCTTCAAATGCTCCTAGGGTATAGGCACAATCATTTATCGTTGTTGCACCAGTATGAGCCCCATCTCCATCATCCCACATAGTATAATCATTCGCATGAGGCAATCTATATCCCTTAGTTATATCTACTTCAGACTGTAAATACCATGTAGAAGTACCTGTTCTTCGCATATATATTTTAAATCCAGAAACTCTTGGATAGTCATATGGAAGACCTTGTGTGGCATTATCTGTAGTTCCAGCCCAAACAAAAACATGTATTTTAATTTTTTGATATCCTTCATTCTCATCTGAATATATATCCCACGGATCAATAGCAGTCTTTACTACATGTAGAGCAGATTCTTGTTTAGAATCATCATATAATGTCGAAACAGCACAATCCCACTGCGGATTATCAGCATCAAACCATAAACTTTTAGAAAGATTAAATATTTGATAAGTATTGCCTGACTCTGCAGTAATTGATGAAGTTATTTTTATAGTACTTGAGGTTGCTGTCTGAACTACAAATAATTTATCATTCTCACCACCTGTTCCATGCCCTTTTATAGCAATAGTATCTCCAGCACTGCAGAACTCATCCATACCAAAAGCTCCACCTCCAGCTGTTGTAAAAAGACCACCACCAGCAGGATCCGTAACAGTCATTGCGATACTAATTGAATGCATTGCAGTAAAAGTCTGATCAACACCGCTAACAACTGCATATGTCCCTTCATCTTCCATATCATTTCCAGTAAATTCAACAGCCATAGGATGTGCGGCTACTGGTACAGCAGTATCCACATATCTAATACTCAATGCTTTTGGAGCAGCTGCACTTGTATACCATTTATTAACTAAAAGACCTTCTTCATATACGGTTCCATCATCATATCCGGAAACTCCATCTCCAAAGAACCATCTATATATATAGCCATACCATTGAGTTTCATTATTAGCACCAAAGTTTCCATCACTTACCCTTAATGCACCATCTGCAGAATAAAAGGTAGACTTCATTCCCGTAGTATCACCTAGATCAATTTTACCTAAACCCCATGCATCAGCAACTCTACTATAAATATCTATATTAGCATTACCCTCAGAATCAGCCATTGCCAAATAGTCATCTCCTGTCTCTGGAGAAGTATCTCCTGAAGCTTCTCCTTCCGTTCTATCATGACTAAACTGAAATAATCCATAACCAGGATTAATTTTAGCTGCATTAGCTGGAGGATCTACAGATGTAGAGGTACCACCCATTAACCTAATCTTACCCAACTCATCTACCATTACATCAGTAGCATCAGACAATTCATTCTCAGCTATATCCCTGGCATCTGAATTACTATTCAAGCCACCATGAAACTGAACTATCTTATAAAGCTGCTTAGGCATTATCTTCCTCTGAATTACTGGGAGAGGTATACACAACAGTCAGCGAACCGCTAGAACATGTGAGCCGAGAGAACCAAGGAGGAGCAATGTAGTCCCTCTCCCAATTGTAATATGATACATAGTATTCGTCCATTAAAGCCCTTCTAAGACCTCTTTTACCTTTTCCCATACCTTATCATCATCTTTAGTTTTTGTGGCCTTTACGGCCCAATTTCCGACCTTTAAGAGCAAAGGGACAATACCATGCTTAGCAACAAACTTACCTACCAACACTTTAAGCACTTTTACCTACCGCTTTGTAAATTGCTTTTTTAATTGAAGTCCAAATAAGATCATCCCATTCTGATGGGCTTAATGCAACCGCCTTATCAATACAAAGTATAGCTATTGTCATATATTCCCAATTTGCTATAATGAAGTCCATTCTTATTCTCCTTTTTTATTCCATAGTTCAAACAAAGTACGTACTTTTTCTTTAAGCACGTCTACATCTACCCTCATCCTGACGAAGATCGCTACCAACACCAAGAATGACATTAGTTGTGGCCAAAACTGTTTTATAAAGTCCATCAACCCTCAATTAATTCACCCCACAATGAGGTCTTTCCGTTTATTATTTGTATGACATGCACCGTAAACAAACCAGCTTTATAGAAGTCAACTATAGCAAATGCATGTGCCCAGTTGTTATTTCTATTTGCAAGCCAATCATTGGCCTTTGGACTCATATCTTTCAAACACCCTATACTCCATGCAGCTTTGGGTCCATCCATATGAGTCGCAGTCATCTGTTGTAAATCATGCCAATGCCCGTACATAACATTGCACCCCATTTTCCGGAGGTGGTTTGCAGTGTGATACATGCCACCATATTGGTGACCGTGATAAAAGTAAAGCTTTCCTATCTTTAAAGCCTTACCAAATGGGTAGTACGTATACCCTCTTTCTTTTAACTTAACTGCATTGGCAAACTTATAACTTGGAAGATATGGATACATTTCAACTGCCATATTAAGCCAGTTATCATGATTACCTTCTGTAATATACTTCTCTTTACAGTTAACCTTATCCAGGGATTCATCTATCTGATCCATCCCTTTATTTGCATCTTCCACATCTTGATCAAAACTTTCAATCAAGTATTCCAGCGGTGGCTTTTTTATACGCTTGAACTTCCAAGCGGAAAAAGCATGAAACTCCCCCACATCACCCAGATCTATGTAAGCATCTGGCCTTACTATCTCTATGGCTCTTTTGAGACAGTTTATTGCCCGCTGGTCGTGCAAGGGAAAGTGTTTGTCTGGTGTTACTATTGCTCTTTTGACGACACCCTTGTCCGCTTTAGGCATATTGTTCTCCCTATTGTTTTAGTTCCTTTCTTATCTTTACTACAAGATACACTATAGTAGCTATACCAACAGATAAACTAACAATCTCTGGTAGCCATGTCCATATTGAAATCCAAAATCCGCCTATTCCTGTACCTGTTGTTTTAAGTGTATCTATCATTAAAAGTTTGCTCCAAAAAATGTTGCGTTATCTGTTGCTGCTGTTATTGCATAAGTTATATCTACCTTCGGGTCTCTTGATGTACCTGTGTAGTTAGTATAAGTTACTTGAAATTTACTATAATCGCCACCAGACGCAGGTGCATGTTCTCCATAGTCATGATAATAACTAACAAGTCCCACAAAAGCAGTACCACTCGAATCAATCGCACTTTGCAAATGTGCAATACCATCACTATTTAAATCAAAATCATGATAGCCTTCCGTGGTGCTTACATCAACAGAACTTGATATATCATCATGCCAAGTTGTTCCACTTGAAAATACATTTCCATGATCTTCTACGCCATCATCAAGAGCAGTAGCCTTTACCAATATAGCCTTACCACTATTACCTGTATCTCCCAAATTATCAAGATAGATGGATATAGTCGCACTATCTATAGTTCCACTTTCAGATAAAAGGTTGAAACCAAAATAACTTCTATAACAAAAATAGGTAGTACCCCCTCTTCCACCTAAAGTTCTTGCATAAACTCCAAGACTGTAAACCGTTCTACCAGAGTGCTGGGCAGTACCATTAATAGTTGCACTCCCTTGAGCATCATCCCAATTTGTTGCGCTTGTTCTTAGAACATAACTATCTCCTAAGCCAGCATAAACAATTGCCATTATATCACCACCTTTGGCATATAATAGCCATCTTTAATCTTTGTGTATTGATTTGATTCTGGGGCGATACTTATAACTTCATGGCTAATAGAGGAAAAGTTATGCTGATTGTCCTCCCTGCCATAGTTATTCCAATAAGTTACTTTAGCCCCACTTTTAGCTTTAGATAAAACAAAGCCTTTAAACTTGTCTAAATTGTCATCTCCAAATGTATCTAAAAATATACCATCATAAGTCCCTAGCTCTAGACTATTCCAATCACCCTCTGCAATAGTAACATTATCCTTATCTTTAGCCCATACTTTAAGTTTCTCAATTATCTGGGGATGTATCTCTACAATTGTATGAGAATTAACACCTTGTGCTTGTATATAATCTGAACATATACCCATACCAAAGCCTATTTCTAAAATATCTCCTTTACTTTCACAAATATATTCTGCACTCTTTTCCATTATCGGAGCTTCCCAAGACATCATTACTTCCATATTATGATAATTATCATCCGCAACTATCTTATCATCTTCAAAGGTTAATATAGTATCTTTAAATGCCATTATGTAGTATCAAAGTCCAAGGAAGCAACTCCGAAGTAGTTAGTTCCATCAAAATAAAAAGTTAATATATCCGTCTTGTCATCAGTTGTAGTAAGTGTCGGCTCATCTGTATTTAGTATGCCACCACCAGCCCAATATATAGTTCCTGATGTTACAGCCCAAGTGATAACCTTGCTACCCCCATTCCCTTGTGCTACCTTTAAAAGTAAATTGCAAGGATTGATTGGATTAGTAGCAAATGTTACTGTACTATTATTCTCCATAAGCAAGTGATATTTATTCCCCAGTGACCAATTTATAGATACAGCATCTGTCCCTGATTGAACTATAAAACTAGCAGTTCTATAAAAATTATGATGATCTCTTGTAATTGAATTAGGCATTATGTATAATAATTATAACAAACATTTTCACCATTAACAGTTGCTACCACATAAACATCGCCTGTATTATCTATATCTATACTATAAACATCTCCAGGTAAAAGTCGTATCCCACCATTCGCCCCATTAGTAGTAACAGCAGCATCACCTACCCATATTTCACCAGTGTTAGCTGGATGTGACATAATATCCATACGCTTACAAGCAGCAGCACCATCAGCACCATCAGTAGTAATTGCTTCTGCACTTGTACCGACAGTTGGATTATCATCACTTGCAAGACCAGTCATACCATGAGTGGTATATAATGCTCCCTGTGCATCTACCTGCAACGGAGCAATTTCATTGTCTGTACCTGCCAAGGCTGCAAGAGTATCATTCCTAACTACACCAATAACTGAACCAGTAGTGCTGGTTTCGCTATAAGTAGAAGTACCAAGAGTTTCATCACTAGCATTGACAAAGGCTGATAGCTGGCCTGCTAGAGTAACTTTCAAAAAGCCACTTTGATTACATGCAAGAGCAGCAGCATCATTGGCATCCACACTCTGCGTACCTGCAAAACCCATCATCATCACACCTTTATGAGTACCAAGTGTAAATCCAGCATCATCTACATGAACAGCATCATCAATAAGTTGTAAAGCAGTTAAAGCATCGCCATCCACTTGTGTTGCAAAAGTGCCTGCATTAGTAACTGCATGGGAATTAACGCTTAATGTTGCAGAAGATACTATATCTACCTGCATTTCACTGCCACTAATAGCACCTTCGATAGTCTCCACTGCCCCTTCTATTTCACTTAGATGGGTTGTTGCTGTAGAACCAAGATCAACTGTACCATCCACAGTTATTGTATTACCACCATCATCAATACTAATAACTCCAGTTGAATCATTAGCAAGAGTAACTCTTAATGCTCCAGATTCAGTACCACCTCCAGTTGGAGCATCACTGCCAGCAAGATTAATATTCACATTTGCATAGTTACTATCATCCCAATCATCAAGAATCTGTATAGCCGTTTTAATTGCATCTGTATCTGAATCTATAGTAATAAGTAAAGCTTCAATAGCTGCTTGATCTGTTTCTATAGCTGTTAATGTAGTCTCTAATGTATCAATAATTGTATCTAATTGACCACCATCTACAACATCCATAATCATATGTCCAGAAGCATTTAAAGCTACTGCACCAGCGTCACCATCATCAAGTGTTCTTGCCGAACTATCATATCTACCACCTATAAGTAAAGGTTCACTCTGAACAGCAGCATTTTCAACTTCACCTCCAGTTATATATAAAGCACCATTTGCATTTACTTGAAATGGAGCATAATCACCATCATCACTAACTAAAGATGCAAGAGTATCATTCCTAACAGCAAGAGACATCGTACCTATATCTGCATTACTATGTGCTGAATCTTCTGTATGAGCAGTTAAAAGAAGAACATTTGTATCAGCATCAATAGCTACTAATTCATCATATGCATTTTTAACTTGATCGCCAATATATCTAAGCTGTCCATGAATAGTGCCATCATGATCAGCAGCTGTTCCCTTTTCTCCAAAATGATAATCATCACTTGCAAGTGTAACACGAAGAGTTCTACCAGAAGTATTTACATTGCCAGTTCCATAATCTGCTGCTGTACCATCAAGCAAGAGTGATACATCACCAATATCTATTGTAGGAGTTGCTGATAGATATGCATTTACATTAAGACGATTATCAGTTACGCTAACTGCATTGCCAGAGTCATCTGATAGTTTTATCTTAGGAAAGGGCATTATATATTATATTAAAGCTTCTTAAAGTCAGCAATTGCTGCTGCCAATCCATCAGATTGTGCTTTTGCTCTTGCCATATCAGTATCATAACGAGCCTTCTCACGTTCTAAATCTAAAAGGCTATATTCTCTCTTACTATCAGCATTTGCAACACCAGTTGATGAGTTCCAAGACTTTTGCACAAGAGATACAAATTCACGCTCTTCCTTTGCCTGTGCTGGTGTTGTAACATTACCATCATCATCTGTTACTTCTGAGACAGCTTCTCTTGTAGTTACCTTTTCTTTGGCAAAAGATACTTTACTTCCAGACTTTAAACTGCTATAATCTTTCCAATTCATTATTTTTCCTTATTTGTTTTTTAGTTTTTCTATTATGATTCTTCTGAACCCATTAATCGAATGACCAATCTAAAATCAGATGAACCAGCACCTGTCATAGTAATTTGCATATCATTCCCTGACATAGAAAGAGTTGTTGTGGTATTTTGGTTACTGTCAATTATTGTAGTAAATGTTTCATCGTAAGAAAACCTTGCAAGGAAATAAGAAGACCTATTTACATCATCAGTAGCTACTGCTGTAATTTCAACAATACCTGCCCATTCTTGGTTGCCAGGTGTTGTAAAGAAAGTGGTTGCCACATCTTCGTCTATAGTCATTCTTTTAATAAGCATTCCACCAGCACCAGTGCTAACATCTCCAATTTCAACAAGACAACCAGACCCTGCGGTACTACCCGTACCATGACCAACAGCAAGTGTTCCACAATGAACTTCGGCAGCACCATCCGATGCCATATACACATCAGTAACAGAAGCATTCCCAAGTGTTACTGTATTTGATCCACCAGCACCAGTTGTATTATATCCGATAACTGTTTCATTGTCCGTACCAGTAGTATTTGGGTCTGTTTGCGAACCAATAAACGTACAAGTAGTATTACCATCAGCCGCATCACCAGCATTATAGCCGACAGCAGTCATGTGTTCCTCACCACTATCCATTTGATGAAGTGCCGCATATCCCAAGGCTGTGTTATAATTTCCCGTAGTTAATTCGTCCAGAGCAGTATACCCAATAGCCACATTCCCAGCACCAGATGTAAGAGCAGTAAGTGCATCATGCCCTATTGCTATTGTACCTGTTTGAGCTTGAGTAGTAGTACCATTTAAAGCATTTTTACCTATAGCAATGCAGCCAATTAAAGCACCAGTTCCACCAGTCAGTGCATCCACACCAATTCCAATATTATCTACAGACGAATCATTATCAACTGATGACATACAATCAGTTCCAATAGCTACATTATAAGCCTCACTACCATCAGCAGCATTAAGTGCCCTAGCACCAACTACAGTATTTGATATTCCTGTAGTTAATTCATCACCTGCTTCACAGCCAATAAGCGTGTTAAGATAAGCGGATGAGATTGCAAGCCCCGCATTATATCCCACTGCAGTATTCTGACTATTGTCATTGTTCTGAGCAGTTAATGCTTGATACCCAATGGCAGTATTTTTAGACCCTTCATCTTCTGTCGTTAAAGCCAAATACCCAATAGCAGTATTACCTGCACCAGATGTAAGAGCGGTGAGTGCCTTATGCCCTATGGCGATTGTACCTGTTTGAGGTTCAGTACTAGTATCCTTTAAAGATTCATACCCTATTGCTATATTGCCAAGTAATGATTGAGCTGATGCATCTGCATAATCACCACCCCTTAAAGATTCATACCCTATTGCTATATTGCCATCGGCTAAACCATTATCTCCTTCATCTACCGCACCCATAGCATCTGTACCTATGGCAATATTATGAGATTCTCCTACGCCAGCAGCATCAAATGCCTGATAACCAATTGCAACATTAGACCCACCAGATACCAAAGTCGTACCAGCCCTTGTTCCTAAACAAATATTTTTGGTTCCAGTTTGATTAGACGTTAATGCATTAGTGCCTATACCTATATTGTTATCTGCAGCAGCTCCAGATGTACTATTAAGAGCATTTTCACCTATAGCTATATTATCTTCAGCATCACCATGAAAAGTTAAGCTTTCACCAATACCATAATTGTCCTGATCTTTATCTATGTGAAGTACTGATGACCCTCGCCCTGCTGAGCTTATCATTTTATTTATCATATTACACCTCCACTATTCTTACAGTACAGGCTGCAACCCCAAGATGATTAAAATATATTGTAGGGCCTAATCCTCTCGGTACTGTTATGAAAGTTAATGTTTCACTTGGGATTAAAAGATCATTAGCTGCAACACAATCTTGAGCTGCTCCAGATGAAAATCTAAAATATATATCTCCTGCTGCATAAATACCTAATTGCCCAGCTCCTGAAACATCGACAGATTTTGTATCTGTATCTGCCGTTCCATCATGAGCTGAAGATATTGCATTTACTGTCCAGACACCTCCTGCACCACCTGCATTCATTGCCTCTTGTACTGTTAATTTATGTAAGTCTGCCATATTTTCTCCCTGCCCTAAGGACTGACTGTCCGTGAATGGGCTTGTTTATTAGTTATTGTTATGTACTTTCCGTTACCGCACTATTACCTGGATTATAGAAAGCTTCTTTCTCGTTAAGAACTAAAGCACCAGTTTGACCTTCTATTATTTTTTGCTTTGGATCATACTCTGGTTCTGAAGCTATCTCTTTAACCTCTCCTGCAAGCATCTTACTATATAGCTGATCTAGATGCTTAATAAGGGAATGTGTAAATTTCATTCCGGTAAATTCTTTGGGATCTGCTGATGGCTTAGCTCCAAGTCCAGCTTCATCAGTAGTAGGAGTCCTCTGAGCTGGAGTTAATGCCGGCTGAGTTGGAGCTTCTGCTCTTGATGATGTCCCTAAATCTATATTATAATATAATTGATCAAATAAAGAAGGTCTCATTTATCTCATTTCCTTAAAGCCCTGTACAATGTAAGGACCACGTTTAAGGGCTGAAACACCCTTTTCTAGTTGTCTTTTAAATTCCCTGAGGAAGAACTCTCTTTTCTCCATATCTCCCGCATCTTCAGCCATTTTAGCCTTTAAATAGTATACTACAGCATTAGCTTGATATCTACTAATATCCAGTTCAAATGTTTCAGCTGATTCTCCACTCATTACTTCCACACCTTCATAAACAGATATCTGTTCATAGAAGAGATTATATATAGTTATTGTATCACCATCTTCGTCCTGAATATCTTCAGTCGTAGATGTATAATCTCCATCTGCATCAATAGTAATCTTATTTCCAAAAGTTATCTGTCCCGAAGTTGAATCATAAGTAACTGAAAATATGCCATTATTTTTAGCATCCACAGCAACATCTACAAAAATATAAGGAGTTTCTCTTCCATCATAGGTAGATATTAAGTCCTTAAAAGTCTCGATATCCAGATCAGCTGCTGCATTATCACCATTAAAGGTACCGCCAATATTTGCAAAAGTTCCAGCAACTGATATTGTAGAAGGTTTTAGATTACACTTAGTTTTTAAAGTTAATATTCCAGTAGCCCCTCCAGTGGACTTAACTTGATGCAATCCAGACCATCTTCCAGATCCAGATATATATATCCAATCATCTGCTGCAAAAACAGGCCCGCTAGATAAATCCCTTACTGCAGCAGCTCCATATGTAAATAAAAGTAATTCTGTACCGTTGGAACCCCAACCTATAAACTGATGAAAATCAGTACCTTCTGTACCAGTAGATTGTAAGTTAAATGTAGGACTATAGGCATACTGTATTTCTAGTCCACCTGTAATTGTTTGAATAGGACTTCTATACTCTCCATCATCAACACCAGAAGCATTCTCAGTCCAAGTACCACCAGCATCTTCACAAGCTGATTGAGTATTATAGCCAGAAAGACTACAGACACCAGCACCCTGACCCTCTTCTATGATGGCTATATTGTTGCCTTTTATATAATATGCGTATTTTCTTTTAGTTGCCATCTTCATCCACTATTGCAGGTTCATATATAGATCTTGAAATAGATCTATACTTACTATTTTCATTATTATGGCTTTTACAGCGAATATCAAGTATCTTTAAACAATCATTTGGAACAGAATAAAAACGTTGATTTGCATTAATATCCATACGCTGAGTAGTAATATGTGTCTCAGATAAGATATTCATCTCATCTAAAGCATCCTTTATATAGGCGACAGCACGACCCGTTTGAGTCGTGCCTGCCCTTTCCATAATCTCTTTAACCTTCAACTACTTCTCCATTTTCCTTATTCTCTTCAACTATCATCTCTTCCACTTCCTCCTTTGGAATCATTTGGAGAGTTACTTCTAAGGCTCCCTGAGCTTTAGTTGCCATCGTCTGATGGTGAGTAGCTAATCTCTGATGTTCATTAAGTTGTGTTTGTAGAGTTTTAACTATTTCTTTCAGCTCCTCTACTGTTTTTCCTTTCGGATTTGCTAGCGTTTGTTCTTTTGTCTTATTTTTAGACATTACTTGATTCTCCTTGGTTGATTACCGTTATCTATTAAAGCTATATCATGCTCATTTAACTTATCCATCGCCCTCTCCTCACCTATAAATTCTACCATTGTATCATATATAAGTTCTTTCATCTTTTGCATCTCCGTATACTGTTGCCAAATTGCACCATTATGAAGTCTTTGCATTCCAGTAACATTTATAAAATGATTTGGAGTACCATCTTCTTCTCTTCCAACAAGTTTTAGCTCTGCAAGTTTTTCATGGTTATACTCAACAAATTTATCAAACTGATTCTCTATAAATCCTTTACCACTTCTAGAAAGATCAAAAGCTCTTACAAGATGAGCATCATTGTATCCATCATAAGTTGAATCAGCACCTCCATCACAATGTAACTCCCCAGGTTCCTTAAATATAAAGCGTGTAGTACTGCCAGTTCTAATTGTCATCAGATTTGCATCAGTAGCAGCAGTCCCAGTAGTATTACTTGATTTAATATCAGCTTGGAGAAATATTATACCACCTGATCCTGTGGCTGTGGTATCCACGGCAGCCTCGCCAAGAGCACCTTTTATAAGTACAGCTCCCTCGCCATCACCATCAGCATCCCTATATCCTTCAATTTTTAAACCACCAGCCGTAGCATGGGCAAGCCCAAGAGCCCCATAAATAGTCGTAGCAAAATCAGCTGTCATACCATGTCCTACAGCAGAACTACCAAAACATAGAGGTTTTGTGGGTGCAGCAGCCCCAATACCGACATTGCCATCTTCTAATATTGTCATCCTTTCAGTTAAAGCTGCGTCACCATCTCCTTTTGTTAAAAATCTTAAATCACCATAAGTGTCAGCTGAACTAGAGTTTTTATTCATCTTTGAAACTATTCTTGCAACCTCATCATCCCTTTGGGCAAAAGTTATAGCTGCATATCTTTTTGTATCATCAGCTGGATCAGTTGAATTTGTTAGTCTTAGTTGCCCTGAAGCAAAAGCCAGTGCCGTATAGTCGGCAGTTGTACCATCTGAAGATATATCAAGTAACCCAGCTGGCGCAGCAGTCCCAATACCGACTCTTTCATTTGTAGAATCTACATTTAATATTGGAGTTCCAGCATCAGCATCCAACACCTGAAAGAAATCTACAGAATCTGTGGTTGGTTTCAATTTTATCTGACCAGTTGATGATGGTGTAATTGTTATATCATGGTTAGTGTCAACTGCAAAAGTACAAAAGTCAGTTGCATCATAAGATAACTTTAATTGAGTACCTGTATTAAATACCTCAAGTGCTGCATCTGGATCAGTAACTCCAATACCAACATTGCCACCATCTAAAATAGCTACTCTCGCATCATATCCTGAACCACCAATAACTGATGATTGTCCAATTTGGAAAGCGGCACCATCTTTCCAATACAGTCCACATAAATCTGCATCCTCTACAAACGCCACAAGAAATATATCATTACTTTCAATTGCCAATCTATTTGTAGTTGTGCTAGATGTCTTTGTATGTAGCAAAGTATCGGCATTTGGTGCGGCAGTTCCAATACCGACTTTAGTTGTACTTATTGAAAGTGCAGATGCTGTATCCGCAGCATCATGTATATATTTTGCACTACTATCTGCACCTATAGTTGCAGATGATAATCTTAATAATGTAAGATATGTATCTGCTATTGTTTGCCCTGTTAAAGTTGCCATTTCAGTATCTCCCTATTAAGGCGTTAATTGTGCTATTATCCATTCTATTGTAGTTCCATCCGAATGAGATGCTTTAACATAGACTTCACTACATGTAAACCCTGGGTTTCCTCTCAAACATAGACTTCCACCTGGAGGAATTATCATATAATAATTGGCTGGACTTTCCGCAGTTAAGGATACAAGTGCATTCTTAGCTGTGCCAGTATTCTTTATATATAAAAATCCGCAATTAGTAGAATCTGCTGTTAATTGTACACCCCCTGTTCCTAATGTTAAAGTTCCATTCCATGGTTCGTGAGAATCTTCCCATCTATTTCCTGTATCATTATCAGTATCATCCAAGTCTTCCCACTTTACTTGAGTATGAAACATTGAAGTCCATGCATCATTCCACTGTGTAGTATCTATTTCTGCAGAACCTTTTCCTCCAAGAGTTTTACTTAAAGTATCATTAGAAGTTGCACCTAAAAATGATGTTTTAGATATAGAATCTTCTTCCATTGTATCTATTCTGGTTGGAACTACATATGTACCGAATATTACTCTTCTATCAGTTGCCATTATTTACTCACAAAATATTCAACTGTTGAAGTTCCGCTTCCTGTCTTAACCTTAACAACAGAACTAGTATCAATCTCTGAAGCAAAAGCTTCCCCTTCTGATAGCAATATATGATAATCACTATTATTAAGAGTTACCTGAACATCTGTTGAACCAGTATTTTTTATAAAAAGAAATTCGTGACTACTAGTAAGTGCGGATGAGGCAGAATCAGTAACAGCAAGAGTTTCATCATAAGTACCAGTAGTAGTTAGACTAGCAACTGTACTACAATCACCTGTCAACTTCCTACCACAATCACTATCTAAATAATACCTACCACCAGAGATTACTTGTGCCTGTGGTGTGCAATGATTTTTATATCTTACTTTATAGGTAATTGCCATTATGCCCTCACTTGTTGTTGTGGCTGCTGTTTAGGTGCTGCTATCATAAATGCTGTATCATATTCAGCTTTTAGTTTTGCATATTGATCCTGCAGCCATTGATAACCCATACCATCAGCTTGTAAATTTTGCGTATATTCTTGTATTTGAGTCCCAACCTCTGCTTGATATGCTTGTATTTCAGCTCCATATTTACCAAGAGTATTAGCATATTCCTGTATATCTTTCTCTAGAGTCTTTGCATTACTTTCAATATCTGCCTTCAAAGCATTGGCTGTATTCTGAATGGAAGCCTGAAGATTTAAGTCAGCTTCTTTCTGAGCATCTGTCATATCTACATCAGCTTGTTTTAATACTTCTTGTATTTCTATCTGAGCTTGTTGTTGCACCCTACCAGCTGCAACTTGTAAATTTTGAGCTTCTTCTTTTAAAGCTGCCTGATAGACTGCATTAGCTTCATTAAAATTATTCAACTCATTTTGAATTTCAATTTGAAATAACTGAAGATTATCTGATTCAGTCTTTTGCCATGCTTGAAAAACAGTACCTAATTCTGTAGTATAACGTTGAAGTTTTTGAGTATACTCCTGTACCTGTGATCCAACTTCTGCTTGGTATACCGCTAAATCAGCCTGATATTTTTGAATAATTAAAGTATCTTCTTGAACTTCTCTTTGTATAGTAGCCTGAAACTCTACATTTTCTTTATTAAATTCATTTAATTCATTCTGAATATCTGCCTGATACTCAGCTAATGATGCTTGAAACTGCTGTATTTTTGCCTGAGCAAGTTCAACATCCTCATCTGTATCTATAAAAGTAGTAATAGCACTCTGAACATCATTTGATAGTGATGGCTTTGTATATGCAGGAGCTGTACCTACTCCAGTAAGTTCAGGTACATCTGGAGTATCAGGCGGCACTGCGGTAACACTTAATTCTCCTGGGTCACTATCTGGAAAATCACTGATGACCCAATAATCATTAAAAGAACCTCTTGCAACTGGTATGCTTTGATCTGCATAACTAGGAACTGTATTAGAATGAACTGAAGGAGCAGCTATAGCTACTGTAGCAACAGAAGTACTAGTACCTACGGTTACAGAAGCCACACTTCCAGCAGATACTGTATCCTCAGTAATTGTGGTAACTGTAAAAGATGGAGCACTGGGAGCATCAGGTGGAACTGCAGTAACTGAAAGATCAGTAATTGTTGTAGCTCCCATATTAGCTTGTAATAATTTCATCCCTGCATATATGACTACTAAATAAACTTTATCTATTGGAAAATATAATATATCATCATGACTATGGATTAATGCACTACCAGAACTATTCACTGGATCTTTATTAACATAATAAGCTTTAAAAGCATTAGGATCAGATCCTGGAGTAGGGAATACACTAATCTTTCCAGTATCTCCTATCATATAAGCAGGATTTATTTTAGATGCATAATTTAAACTATCAACATCTGTCACATCATATTGAAGTGCAGGTGATATTTTCCTACAATTTCTCCATTGATTATTAGTTCCATCTTCTCTTATTACGCTAATAATTCTTGCGCCATTTAAATTTAAAGACGCATTAGATGTTGTTTCGCTACTTTCCCTGCCAAACAATTCTATATCTTGAGGCCTAATAGAAAGCCATCTATTAGTAACATCTAATACACCGTCTTTTAAAAATTGGGAAAGCTCATCGTTATCTGAAACGGTGAGCGAAGTTAAATCTTGTACTTGGTCTATAAAGGCCATTTATATTCCTTATCTAAGGTACCCACCCCCTCTAGAAGAGACCCCATATCTCAATAGAGGGGGCAGGTATTATTTTAGTTAGTTATTCTTAACTAAATGGAGTAGCTGCTGAACCACTTCCATTAGCTACTGATTTTACAAACCAATAACCATCTTTATTTGCCTGAATAAATACTTCACTACCAATCAAACCACCTGTAGTTGTACCATCCCAAGTAAATATAAGGTCATCAGAGCCATCAGCTGCAAAGTAAGCAGCATTAGCTACAGCATCAGTTGCCTTTGTCCATATAGTATTGCCTACTAGCAGGTCTCCAGAAGCAGCAGTAATAACAGTAGATGCACCACCATTAGTTACTCCTGATATTATCTGAAGCCATAAACCAGCATCAGTAGCATCAATAGACGGAAGCCAAAGATCAAGACCATTGGTATGTCCCTGAACTATTGTTCTGTTCATATGAGATTTACCCATAGGAGCTGCTGCTGTGCCATACTGAGCATTATCACCAGCAACTACAACAGTACTAAACGATTGACCGCTACTTGCATTTAAAGCAAAGTCTACAGCATTGTCAGACTTATTTTGTCCATATAATGGATTTGCCATGATTTATCTCCTTATGTCCAGATAGCGTGGGTTTCAGGACAAGACCATTCCATCCCCGCTTCTGTTAGTATTTGATCCACTCTACGGTCGACTCCTGAGTTCTCTAAAGTCTGAACTCCTACGTAGATTCCGGTATCTCTGTTAATGCCATTTCCAACCAATGGACGATAAGCACAATATTTCATATTAATACCTAACATCTTAACTGTAGTTCCATCAAGATGCACATTACGTGCAATATTCATGTCACCATATACAGTTGAGATTGTTGTAATATCAACACCAAATACTTTCTTTCTGCCACTTACTGCAAAACTAGCATAGCCATTTCCAGCATCGTTTCCTACTCCTGGAGAACCAGTAGTATTACCTTTGCCAGGAACTACCATACCAATATTATTTGCAAAGTATCCAGATAGTTTATGCAACCAATTGTAAACTGCTGTCTGACAGAAGAATACAGTTGATGTAGCATTATTATATCTTGGATCTAACAAAGCTGACATATCATCAAGAAATGCATCTTGAGATTTGCTTGCCAATGTTAAACTGAAAGTATTTCCATAAGTAGAAATAAAGTTTACTGCACCTTCAGTGGTATTATAAGTAGAACTTTGATTACCAAATAGAAGTGCATTTTCAATATCCCATTTATGTTCAATGAGCTTCTCTTTCCAGATACGTGCCCATTCGTTACCTTCATACTTCAATACAGTTGCACGATCAGTATTATTCATAACTGCAGATGTTTTGAATATCTGAGTTTGACCGGTTGAAGTACTATAAGGCTGATCTTGCCAAGTTTCTGGATAACCAGAACCAGCAGCAAAAGCAGTACCAACTACATAGCATTTAAAAGGCTCAAGATCTTCTTGAGACTGAGATTTAGATGCTAATGTAGAGGCATGCCCCAATCCAGCTTCACCATTACCAATAGTTGAACTAGTTGTAGTAGCCTGCATAAAGTTACAAGTTGCAGGTGCTTTTACACATGTCGCATTAACAATAGCCTTATTAACAGTTGCACTATTAGCTGTTGCAGCTGATCCATATGTATCAAGATCTACAGAATTAACTTTCCATAAAGTATAGTTAGTTAATTCAGATCCCAAGTTATTTAGAGTACTTGTTGCACCTACTGGTATTTTTACAATTTGTCCTGGAATAAAGAACAAAGGTTGGGTACCTAGAACTCCTTCAGCAAGACTTATTGTTTGACCATAAATATTCTGGTTGTTACCATTATTATTATAGTCTGTGAAAAAACTAAAAGAATATACATCTCCAGCCGATGGGTCTGGGGCAGCTGATGTTACATCAGTTGCCGGTGACGATATAGCAGAACTGCTATAATCGGATAGATATGCATATCTTTTGGTGTAAGAAGACCGCTTTTCAGTAAATTTGAAAGTCGGGTCATCTGTTGGTTTCTTAGAAACCATGCTTACAAATCGAAAGAATGGATCTTGTGCTAATGCTAATTCAGATACCTTATCTCCGAAGTTATATTTTCTCCGAAGGGCACCTGTAGCAGCAGCCGATCCTCTTTGAACCGTAGGCTCGGAAGTATAATTACTCCCGGTTACGTTAAGAATATCCGCCATTTGTCTATCTCCTTAATTAGGATTAAGTTCGGATAGACTACATAAATTTTATATAAGCCTAACCAAACAGGTTATCAACACCATCATCAAGACCCTTTATCGCATCAAACACTTCGTCTGACTCTGATCTTCCTGGATCTTGATTGTTTGCTCCCGATGCGGATGTAGGCATATTTCGGACATTTTTCATTTGGTTTAACATATCCTTCTTTGCAGAGTTTGCAACATTCTCATTGTTCTGGCCACGGTTTAACAAATAATTAACATCGTCTAATGTCATTACATGCTCCTGAGCCTTAGCTTTGAATGTTTCAAAATCTTTATCTGACATGCTATTTCTTTTTCTAAATTCCTGCTCTTCAGTCACTCTGGCATTGGCTTGCTGGACTTGTTGAGCCCTTTGCTTTTCAGCTTGGATCATCTGTCCAACTCTGCCTTGTACCATCCTGTCTACATGAGCATTCATTAGTTTAGCACTATCAGAATCAGGTTCTGTCATCGCTTCCTGTTGGTCGAACATAAAATCTTCTCCAAGACCAAGATGATCTTGAATTGATTTTTCTGGTTCACCACCATTCACCAAATAGTTCCTAACATGATCTACTAATCCACTATCGTTCTTCATCGCTTGTAGAACTGGCACAAAAGGTTCAACATCTTTGTACTGTTCTGATAAGCGGACAGCTTCTCTACTACTATCTTCGTATCTTTTTTTCCAGTCTGTGCTGTCATTTGAAGACTGTACCACGTTATCGGAGCCATCATCGTGTTGTACGTGGGTTACCTGTTCGGAGCCACTTGTTTGATTTTGGGTTACCTCAGTGTTATCTATGATCCCACCATTAACTTCATTTTCGAGTTGGTCGAAAAAATCAGAGGAGCCTGTATCGGTCTGTGCTTCTGCAGCTTCAAATGAATCTGCTTGCATACCTATCTCAGGGTTACCTTGTTCTTCTGCCATATTATCTCCTTTTT